AACCCATACGATTCCTCTACAGCTGCCTGGAACTTGCGCTCGGCGCTTTCAACTGCTCTCTTCTCTGCCTTTTCTTTTGGAACTGGCGGCGGAACAAGTGAGTCAACAAATCGCTGCTCTGGTAGCGAGTGGTCTACCTCTCCAGCCAGTGGGCGGTTGTAGGCCTTTGATACCTCACCGATATTGCCCATCTCAATTCCCATGGCCCGAGCATAAGCTTCAGCCTGTCGTCGAGTAAACTTGGAGATCTTGTTGATTTCTTCTTCGCTCAAATTCTCTCCGCGAGCAACCATCTTGCTTGCAAGTTCTGCGCCAGGGGATAGCGTTCCGCGCTGAGCCTCTCCTCCGAATCGTTGCATCTTGGTTGCCTCAATGGCAAGCGATGGATCAGCGTAATCCTTAAGGATTGACGAGAGTTTCATGATTACAAGCGACAGGTCTCGTGCGTTTTTTTCAGAGAGCGTACCGCCCTTACCAAGACGACTGTCTGGAGTGATGCCAACCTGGTCAAACTTTCGCTTGGCGTCGGTTACTGCCCGAAGAGCAATAACAAACTTGCGCATGGTCTCCTCAATCCCAGCCTTCGTCTGCATTGTGTCAGGGCTGTCGGCAGTTGGGATTCCGAATGACCGTGTCTTGTTAGAGGAAAGATCTACGCCATTTTCTGCAGCAATGTCAGCAATAACGTTTGGGATTGTCTTGCCCTTGACGCTTGGGTCAAGCTGCGCAAGTTTATCCTGCACTGGTGAGTCGTAGTATGTGCCGAATGCAGATGTTGCTCCAATAGTTCGGCTAAGGCGAGTCCGCGCAGAAGCATCTGATACCTTACCAACTGCAAGTTCAGAAAGTTTTGACCAAGCACGGAGAATCCCAGAGTCAAGTTTGCTTTCCTGGAGTACGCGTTCTGCCTGAGCCTCAAACGCTGCCTTGCTTTCAACTGTCTTAGCCATTGCCGCCTTTGTCTGGAAGGATGCTGCGACTTCAACTGCTTGATTTACTGTGCCGCTTACGTAGTAGTTCTGCTTAGATCGGAATTTCCCAAACCGATCAACGGTTGGGAAGTACTTCCAGTTTGCATCAGACTGGGCCCACTTTACGAGCATATCGTGCTCTAGGATTGACGCTGGGTCAGTGCTATTTGGAAGGCTGCGTGGTTGCTGCTTCGCCATTGAGTAACCTTGGCTGAGCGCCCGAAGGAAACCAGACTCAAGTCCGTCTCCAGTCCAGTGAGATGGCTTTCGCGTGGCAGCCCTACCGGTGTAATGCGACTGCTTCGCAATCCACTCTTCAGGCGTAATGCCTTCCTGTGCAGCAACCTTCTCAATGCCAGCAACAAGTTGCGGATGCTGGCGAAGCTTCTCCGCAATGATTTTGCCCATGATCTCTTCTGCGCGCTGTAGGTTTGCTGCGTTTCTCTCTGCGCTAAGCTTTGGAGATTCGCTAAGGTTGAGTTCGTTCTGGTAGTAAAAGAACGCGTGCTCTGCCGATGGGAACACCTTGCCTTCGTAAACGACAGGATACTTTTGTTTAATGCTGCCTTGCGCATACGAGTCCTGCGGAGATTGGCGTCCGCTTTCTGGATCAACAAAGTTTGCAAGATCGTTAGTTGGATTTGTTAGTGCAGCACGCAATCCGCGTTCAAATGCGGACATGCCGTTGACGTTCTTGCCAGCTGCACTATAGATGTTGTTTGGGATGGCGGCAGCATTAAGTCTGGCGTTGCTGCTCATCTCTGGTACGCGAGCAGGTGTTGCCTGCGCTGCCTGGGCAGGAACGTCACGTCCAGGTGCAATCTGGAACATGTTGCGCATGACAAGTTCTTCTGTATTGTCGCCTGGTCTTCGATCAGGCTTGTCCCAAGTGATTGACTTGCCAAGTGACTTGCCAATGGCGTCTACTTCGGCGCGTGTTGACACCAAATCACTGCGGCTATGGATAACCTGTCCGGCAGCCGTGCTTGGTCGACTGTGCCCCTCAAACGAGTGAGAGACAACTTCTCCGCCACGCTTTGCGTGGGTTTCCTCAAACGCAGTATCGGCCCCGCCGGCTCCGCCGCTATGGATTACAACGCTCTTGTCAAGCGACTCAACGTAGGCAACGATCTCTTGGTACCCGCGCTCTGAAAGAGTGCGAGATCCAATTCCTGCAATTGACCTTACGTTTGTTGGAGGTCCATCAACTGTTTTCCATCCTTGGAAAGATTTTTGTGGTGAGTTTGCCGTGTACCACCTGTCGGTAACCTGGTCGTAGACGTATGTCGGGATTCCGCGCAGCAGTGCGCCTTCAGTTGCCCACCCAGTGCCACCCTCAACCTTGCCGTTTTTGTCAATCTTTGCCACAGCCACAACGGCGTCAACGACCGCGGACGGAGGCTTCGGCGCAGCAGTTTCGGAAATTTTTTGTGGAATTTCAGCTGCTGGTGTTGGCTTAGCAAAATCTGCAGTAACTTCTGGCTTTACTGCCGTGGTGCTCTTTGCTTCTTCTTCAAACTTAACAAAGTCTTCTGGCTTCATCCCAGTTGCGTTGTCAATTCCAAGTTTTGCAAGTTCTTGATCTAGAATTTGCGCAATTCTAGGAGCGTTGTCACGAAGTTTAGCATAACCACTTCCAATACCCTTGCGAGGAAATACAATAATCTTACCGGATTCTTTTGCTTGACGAAGATTTGCAATCTGCTCGTTCATAAGCTTGCGCCATGGGTCGTTTAGCCCTTCAAGGTAATCGTCCCTCAGGTATGTAATCGGACCCTTCGCCTCTCCTCCGCCACGCGTCGGGATACCTAGGATTGTAAATCCTGCCTGCTTAAGTTTGTATGCGGCAAGTGCCTGGCCGGCATTGGACTTATTTGTGCCCTTGGTTGCATTTCCCTCGTTAGCCCCAAAGACGATGACAATGTCTTTTGGCTTGATTGTGGCGTTTTCCCAATTAATCTTAAGGACATCTTCAAGCTCGGAAAGATACACGACGTCGGAAGCGCCGCCAGAAAGGTTAGACATTTCTCCAGATCGTCGGATTGCGTCCAACTCATCTGGTGTCCTGGCTTCAGACGGCTTCTTGTTTCGTGGCTTCCTATCTACTCCGCGAGAAAGCTCCGAAAGCACACGCATTTGATCTGCTTTGGACATGTCGGCGTAGTCAACTGGTAGATCGTTTGCTACTTTCCTTTTAGCCATTCAATCTCCGTCGGTTTACATGCTTACTCTGCGGTCGTAGGTTGGCAAGTGAGTTATTGCGAGGATTACCGTCCTTATGGTCGATATCCTTGCCTTTTATAGCGGTCTTGCCTTTGCTCTTCGCGACAGCAGCGCGAGCCTTATTTCGGGAAGCACGATTCTTGATCTGGTCAGGCTTACCCTGATACCGATCATACTCCTGCCTATAGTTGCGCGGGTTAGCCGGCAATTACTTACCTGTCTGACGCTTGGTTGGAGTCTTACCCTGACGATAGATGATATTCTTTCGTCCGCCAATTGCGTCAAAAGGCGCAGTAAGTGCTTCTACCAGTGGCAAAACAGCCCTCATAGCTAGGCCATATGGAGCTGCAAATTCTTGTTCTTTTCTCTTTTCGCGTTCAAACTTTGGCAGGCGACTGTACTCAACTCCAGCATATGACTCACCAGGGCCGACAGAAGTCTTGGGCCCGGTTGGCTTCTTAGCCTGCTTTAGTACGCCACCAAGGTGGCCTGTCTTTGACGCCATATTAACCACGAACCTTTCCGCGCCCACGGCCTGAAAGCGGGGCGCCCTGAATGCCGCGAGGAACGAAGTCGTGCCAGCGGTCGCTCTTGATGTACTGGTCAAGCTGGAATGCGTTGCCGCCCGGATTCTCGCGCTCGGAGATTGACGGGACGTAGCGTCGGTAGTTGGGGTTCTCTTCGCGGGTCTGGCCGCGGCGCTTGTCCACCATGGCAAAAGCAGCCGTGCGTGCTGCGCGGCCCTTCTGGTTCATGGCCCACTCAAGGTTAACCTCAGTGTCGCTCTTGGCCGAATATGGGTTAGGCGTTGGGAGCTTAAGCTTCTTTGCCATTAGTTCTTACCAAGGCCCTTGCGCATGCCGCCAACAATGAGAGCGCCAGCTCCGGCCGTAAGCAGTCCTGCTCCGGCAATTGCCGCGATCTCACCTACGCCATACTTCTTACCAGGCTTAGGCTTTACATTCCCAAGCTTGCCTTGGTTAATGTGGTGCTGGGTCATCCAGCTCCGGTCCTGATTATCTACGCCGCTAATCTTAGCGGCAACTTTTGGTGTGCGTGCCATTTCTATCTCCTCGCCCATTTGGGCATACTTAGGCTTAAACCGCTTTTGGGTTCGGCCGTTCTTTATGGTTTATTTTCCGTCTTCGCAAAAGGCTGTCTATATATATGCACTTTTTTTGGCCTTTCTTGCAGATTTTTACATGGTTAAGTTTTCTACACCATGATTTTGAGCACAAAGGTTAAGGCTTCTTATCAAAGGGGTGTGTCTGTGCCGGAAGGTCGGGTAAGCCAATATCTCCTCTCACTCACCACAAAGCTGTGCGGGGAGTACCGCCCTTTACTAAAATCTCGGCTGGTCGATGACCAGCCTCGCTGAGTAGTCTCGCGACCGCTTCGCGATACCCCCCTGTATTGCCGGCCATAAGGATATTCTCTCTCTGTTCCTTTGTCAGCATCGTTTAGATGCCGTGCTTGGGTGCGGCGCGAGCTGACACCAATCCGCGCAAGCGGGAAGGAGCTGTGAGATGAAGCGATTCGCTTCTACTCTGGCATCAGTTGAGCAGGCGCTCAACTCGGCAACGGGGACGATCCTCGTACTGCGTGGCATCACCCTTCAGGGTGATCCCAACACAGCGCCAGCAGGCGTTGATGGTCGCAACAAGATCCCAGGTTATCGGATGACACCTAGCGGTGCTCTCACCGTTAGCGCACAAGTCCGACGCCCTGGACTTCGTGAGGATGGGTCGGCGAAGTCGATGTCCTATCCCGTTCTCTCGTTTGCTCCCGCGCAGGCTCACGCCGCGCAGGAGCTCGCTCGCCAGTGGGCAACGGTTGACGCAGTAGCGTCTTTCGAGACCACGTGGGATAAGGGAATCCTCTGGGTTCCAGCATCCGACGAGCGCATCTTGAAGCAGCGCTACGAGCACGCGAAGGATCAGGCGGGTAACCTGATTCAGCCTGTGCTCTGCTACCCAGTGGTTCACACCACTGCGGGGTATAGCGCTAAGGTGATCGAGTTCGCACCTGCGAACGGCGCTGCGGCGCCGACCGCAGCAGCGGACGAGCAGCCTTTCTAGTACCTACTGGGTACTATCACCGCACCCAACCAGCTTCGGCTGGTTGGGTGCTAATCTTAGGAGGTTATGATGAACCGCTATTGGGACTGGATTGATTACGTTATCATTGCGTTCTATGGTCTTGCTGGCATCGTTGCTGGCGTCACGTTCTTTAACGGCTACGGACTAGACCAGGTTGCCATCAACGGCTTCGCCGTGGCTGGCTTCGGCGTCACGCTTGCGATGGTGCTCAGCGCAGTCGACAAGGCTCTCCGTAACCACTACGCTGACCGCTAGTCAGCACCAGCCCTTGCCAGGGCTGTCCCACCCAGCCGCGCAAGCGGCTGGGTGGGTTCGCTCGCTCACCAGCTCGCGATACGGCTGGCTTCACAGCCAGTCGTTGATTGTGCGCAGCCTGCCCTCGTCGCTCGCTGGCGCTCGCTCACTCGGGCTTCGCTTCGCTCAGACGGCTGCGCTAGGTACCAGGGTACTATCATGCCCTACGGAGTTGCAGCAGGCCGAGCACCCCTTATGCCCAACGGAGGCGGCAATGAGGCTATTACTGTTAATAAAAATTAATAACTAATACTAGTCGGGGATGAAAGTCAAGTGGCTGGTGGGTTATCAGCTGTCGATAAAGATATAGGAGGGTGGGATACGCTAGTAATACCCTAACAGAACTGGCAGGATACTCCCTTTCCGCTTCGTAGCCCAGTCTGTGGATGCCGTGCTTGGGTTCTGTGATTAACGGCTAGGAGGTGTAAAGTGGCTAGTTACAGCGATGATAACCACGTAGCACGTGATTATATTGCTAAGAACTGCATATTACTCTGGAAATATTACTGTAACAATGAGAAGAATAATGGAGGAGAGTTCGGACTAGCTGACTATGGCTTCTACTGTAAGTATATACCAGCTAATGGAGAATCTTATGGATACTTCAAGAGTGGAGTCATTAACAAAGTGACTCGTGAATGGCGGTTCAGCTGGGATCACACCAGCCTGATTGCGTCACTAATGGCCAGCGAGAAGTACTTGCTGGAACTAATCGATGAGCAGGGGCTTGGGCTCCACAAGGAGGCTGTATGAGGAAGATCAGTGCGGTATTGCCTGGTATGGATGCTGATTCTGCTGAGAATATGATCAGCGGCGGCAAGCTGGCAATGACATTGCTTAACTACTTTGAGCTTAACCCAGAACTGCTATACAAACTGTACCCAAACAAGCATAAATTTGATGAGGCTGAGCAGGAGTTCGGACTGAGCCAGGATGAGATCAAGGATCAGTTCATTACTGCTAATCGCCGGGCATTGATGGTTGTAAGCTATATCTTTAAGTACATCGCCAATCAAGTCATTGACGAATATGATGTGCCAGAGAAGCACTTTGAGTTCACTATTGAGAATAACCTTATGATGAAAGATATTGACGAAGCTGATCCAATGGACGAGCTGGACGAATCAGAAGTATTCGATGAGCTCCATAGAATCTTGGGAGGATTGAACTAATGGGATACGACATTGAATCTGTAAACGGTGATCGAGCTAAGGCAGCAGAGTTTGCCAAAAAGTATGAGTATACATACCTATTTGATGAAAAGACTGGGGAGTACACAGGCTCCGATAACCTGTACTTCCGAGCTAACATCTGGGGTATGTCAATGATCCGCGTAATCTTGGACAAGATTGTTACACTTAATGGCGGCGAATACCCAGCAGAGTTCGCAATGGCCACTATGGATAATAGCGGCAATCAGTGCACACCAGCTGGCATCAAGGAGTATCTGGCGCACATCAGCATGTTCACCGGCCTCTACCCAGAGCTGTACGAGAACACGACTGATCTGTTCAATGACATCCGTGAGTCCATTAAGCCAGTGGTTGCTGAGTATGTCAAGGAGACTCGCGAGAAAGATACTACCTATAAGATGGAGAATGGTCAGCTGATTGAAGTGCCATTCACTGTTGATGATGAGGTCAATGCTGACACTAATCTAATCATTGAGTTCCTAGAATTTAGTGATCTTTGCCTAGGACTCGATGGCTATCGAGTATTCTGATGAAAGCGATTAAGCTTCCATCAAAGTTCAGCGATATGCCCCACGGGGCAGGAGGGAATATGGAACATACGTGGAAAGCGTACGAACTAACAGTTATTCGTACGTGGAATGACAAAGTAGGTCCCAGGATTGAGTCACCTCAATCAGCTGTGAACTACTTCAAAGATGTGGCACAAGATTATACTCAGGAAGCACTATGGGTATTGAGTGTTGATGGTCGCAATAATCTCATTGGCGTAACTCAAGTATTCAAGGGCACAGCAACAGGCACATCAGTATCTATTGCTGATCTGTTGCGACCAGCTTTGCTTACCGGCGCAGTAGGATTCATTATGGTACATAACCACCCATCAGGCGATTCAGAGCCATCTGATCAAGATGTTAACCTAACTGAGGAAGTATTACGTGCGTGTGGATATCATGACCTTACATTGCTAGACCATCTAGTAATCGGTGACAACAACTACGCAAGTATCCGTTCGCAGAAGCCAAATATCTGGGCAATGCTCAGCAAGGAGGACAGCCATGGGTTTTAACAAAGACAGAGCAATCGAGCTCGCTAAGGACGCAGCACTAGACTACCATTTAACTAGCAATCTTTATCCACCAATCACTCAGCCAGGTTTCCATCAGTTCGCACGCCAAGCAATCGGTATGGTCTCATCGGGGGCCGGAGACGATGTTGTTGAGATTGATTTTGGTGGAGAGATGAAGAATCTAACTGACAATGCCACTGGGTTGAAGGTTACAGCCATTGAAATTGTAGACAACTGGAGGTTGCATGACTTCATCGGTTCGGAAGAGGATGAGTCGGGTGATACCGGACTCACTAGCTAACTGGCAAATCAGCGTCACTATGGACGGTATTGTCTATAGCTGGCACGGTGGGCCATACATTGAAGTTATTATAAATGGAGAAGCAGTTGACGTCATTAATGTATGGGATTACCAACACGGTAAGACCACGGTGCGAACAGTCAACCAGCTGATTGCTCGTATCCGCCAATATGTGCTGGCGCATCAGGAGGCCATAGATGAGCGATGATGTAGTTCTACTACCAGAGCTAGTTTGTGAAAAAACTGGGCGACATAGAGTAGTCGTCAGGGTATACGAACTAGAACTGGAACCAGTCTACAAAGGTTCTAGATGGCTAGTGCTTAACGGCAACTTGACTGATCTTGGCAACAAGATTCAGCCAAATGAGTTTGGCACAGAGAGTCACTTAACTGTAACCAGTAGCTGTTGTAGAAAAGCTGCGGCAGCAACTGGCATCAAAGATGTAGAGGAGGGTATATGACAAAGGATCTTAGCAAAAACATAAAGGATATGCTAGACGAAGTAGATCGCATTGAAGATTCAGTACGATCTCTGGCTTGGGAGATTGACAATCAAGATCTTCCTAACATTGAAGAGATGAATGACACAATCTCGGAGGCAGTAAGAACATTAGAAGATATTTCTCTCAGTGGAGATGTCGAGCGTGTTAATAGCAGTGACCTAGACGATATCTCTGACCGAACCAGCAAGCTTAAAGAGCAGCTAACTGTGCTAATTGATTCCATTACAAGCACCGGCCCAGACGAGAACACTATGCGCAATGGGTACAATATGTTCTCGCGTACATCAACTTACCTTAACTCAACAATCGTTAACGGTGTTAATAATGTAGCAGCTAATATCCTATTCTCATCAGCTCCACATAATGTTACATACAATGAGTTCTATTTACTGCTTTGTACATTAGAGCAGCAGCTAGAAGAGCTGTTCACAAAGCTTAATAGTCTGGCAACAGAGAATGAGATTCATGATCTCTCAGACTATGTAGTAACAGTCAAGCTAGAAAGCAAACGCGATCTAGCCAAGCATAAGCGAAACTATGAAATGGAGGAGAACAATGGCTAAGAACACAGACAACAAGTGCGGCGCACCAAAGCTCCGCGAACTTCCAGCAGAATTTAATCAGCAGGTTAGTATCGAGGCAGCATCGTCTCAAATCATTAGTTTAATTATGCAGTCAGCAATGCCTGAGCTAGCCAAGCGTGTTGCCAAGGGTAATACTTACAGCAACAGTGTCTCTGGTAGTATCAAAGCACTAAATATTGCCACAGCTCTTGACATGAAAGTTTCAGAAATCAACGATGGATGGGATGGTTACCATGGATTCCGAGCAGTTCTCAGTGACGCAGGACTACTACGTCAGTGGCGAGCTCAGAAGCCAGGATGCGACTATACTGAAAACTTTGATACATCTGAGTTGTATGAAGATACAGTCGCAGAAATACACATCACCTTCACTAAGAAGTTGAAGGACAAGAAGACATTGGCCTCCAAGGGCGTTAAGTAATGATCAGCGGCGACAGCCGCATTAGTAGGTTGCTGCTAGCAGCGAGTAGGTCGTATGACTCAAAGCTGCTAGCACAGCCGCTAATCAAGCGGTTCAATCAAATCGTTATGAACACTGACACACCAGAAGCACGAATGGAACTACTGCATTCAGCAGGCTGGTATCACGAGTTTAACCAAATGATTTATCAGTCAACAAAGCATTACGAGCTGAATCACCAGTCAACAGCTGTCGCAGCAGTAGCAGCAGTCTCTCCGGGGGCTTCACCGGAGACCAACATCAAAGTAATCAAAGCTATACTAGACAACAAATACAATGGAACACCATTGCCTGCTCTACAGGCGTACCCAGCCAATGTAAAAACTGCCTATAAGATTCTGGAAAATGGAGATGTTCGGCTACTTAGTGGCCAGAAGGTAAGAGACTTCTACTACTCAATCATTAGCGAAGGTGAGACTGACCGATGCCCTATCGATAGATGGGCAGCAAGGGAGTTCGCACCATACAACAAGAAGATTAAGGTTGGCAAAAAGAAAGTATGGAAAGAAGTAGACCTTAATGTTGCGCAGTACAAAAAATACCAAGCAAAGTTCCAAAAAGCAGCTGATGACCTAGGTCTATATGCTGCAGAGCTACAAGCAATCCTATGGGTTGCAAGGAGGAATGATGGCGACTGAACATAACTTCTGGGAAGAAAGCAAGCTTCGTGACCAGCTCATTACTCTGCTAAAGAATAGTGAGCGAGCACGAGACTTCGTTGATGGCGATGGCCATAGCATCTATAGTGGTTCGTATCTGGTCGAGATCGGGTACCCAGAGTCATTTGTAAAGAAGTACGAGACAACGTTGAAGTCCAACTACGAGTCGGCAAAGACTACGATCTTTGACAATGACGGAAATATGGTTGATTCAATGGTTGGAGTACCAGCCCTTGCGTTCCACTATGCGGTAGCTGGCGCTCTATGGCTAGAAGGTGGAGTTGATTACAACGACACACTTAATGGAAGAGGATTCCAAGCCAGAGAGCTTTCTCAAGCGATCATGAAAGCAATCGGTGTCAACAATGGCTGACACAAGTATTCCGATTAGAAATAACTACCCATTAGGACACCCTGCCAGGTCTAGTACCTTTGCTAAGTGTCCTGAGTGTAAACTGATATTCATACTAGACGATGAAACTAGTGCGGCAGAGTGGGCATATGGTCACGACTGCCAGCCAGTAAAAAATAAAGAGTAAACAAAAACTCCTCACCAGCTGTTATGAGCGGCTGGTGAGGAGATCTAATAGTCGATTAGTAACGCGCCCCCCCATGCCCGACGGAGGGCGCCCCATGCCCGACGGAGGCCGGGGGTCAGGGTACTATCACGCCATGCCCGAAGGGGGAGCCGAAGCCTAGTCTGCGCAAGCTACGATCCGACGGCCGACCCACTCCGCAACGCTAGACACGACTCCGTTTCCACAGCAGGTGTATCTTTTCGTGTCCAACCCCTCCACAGAATCGCCGTAGAGGCCTATTTCCGGCCCGTAGAGCCCCGTTTCCCCCGCCACTGGGGGTTTACTGTCCACCCGTCCGGCCAACCCATCAAACGCTCGCATTCCACGGGCGTCATCCTCCGTGCCCAAGATGAGCTGCCCACCTGCGGCGTCCTCGGCCCCGACCCTCCATCCGGATTTGCTTGCGTTGAGATTTGAGACAGTACGTCGGTCAGCATTGGCGGGAGCTTCTGCCCCGCCTTCCTCTTGAGCGTCCGACGCAATATGCCTGCAGCCGCCTTCGCACTCAAAAAGTACTTCGCCGGCACGGTCTGATCCAAGACTTGCCACAATGAAGACACGACGCCGCCTTTGGGGGACTCCGAAGTATTGCGCGTCCAGCACTCGCCACGCCACGCCATACCCGAGTTCTTCCATTTCACTAATGAGTCTGGCGAAGTCGCGTCCGCCAGACGAATGGAGTAGACCTGGGACGTTTTCCAGCACCAGCCAGGCAGGTCGGTAGAGTTCCACAAGGTCAAGGTAGGTGAATGCAAGGACTGATCGCTTCCCTTCAAATCCTCTTCTGGCACCAGCTGCGCTGAGGTCTTGGCATGGGAATCCTCCTGAGAAGATGTCGGCATGCTGCCACTTGCTACAGCCGGAGGTCCCGCACTGATCGTCAGTGTGTCCGCCACGTCGTTGAACTGTGTCGGTTGCCTGCTGTACCTGCTGGGAAAGCTCACGATCTGCGAGTGATACGATGTCTCCGAGGTTCGGTACTCCTGGCCAATGTCTGGCAAGGACTCCACTTTGGTACGGCTCAATCTCGCTGAAGCTGACTGTTTTGATTCCTGCTCTTTCAAACCCAAGATCCATCCCTCCTACGCCCGAGAAGAACGATGCGTTGGTTAGCGTCCGCCACGGTACGTTTCGTAGTTCACCGTTACCCATAACACACCCCTACTCAGCTTATTGCCTAGCGCGATGAATGCTGCCGGAGAGAGGTCAATGTACTCCCCCCTTCGGCTGCACAGACAGTCGCGTACAACGACCGCCACGCACTTACCATTGTAGCACACGTTCGCCCTGTACGGCATATCACCCCACCTGAATCCCGGAACTGCAGCGTACATGACCTTCTCGCCCTTGCTATATGGGCTGCATGTGTTCTTGTAGCCGCCGTAGCAGAACTTCTGGCTCTGCGGATGAGTATTGCCATACCACGTCGCCCTAACCCTTTCGTGGTACCCGCTAGGCTGGGCCACCGATAGAGTCAGGGCGAGTAGTAGGGAAATCAATTGAATCTCTTCTTACTTGCGTCGGCAGCTTTCTGCGCCTCGGCGTACGCTCCAGGATATTCCTTCTTCAGGTACTTCTTGACGTTCTCCATTGCACCAGTGGCGCCATCACGTACGCCGCGAGTGTACGCCTGCTGTAGGGCCTTGCTTACCTCCTCCATGGAGTGCTCGCAGATCCCTACCTCACATGGGCAGTCGACCTCAATGTTTACCTTCAGTGTGTCCTTATCTTCCTGTGTGACATGTGCGCTCATATTACGCCCCCTTAAATGTTGCTGTCGTCCGGTTGAACATCAACTCGGTCCGACCTGTTGGTCCGTTGCGATGCTTGGCCACCTTGCAGTGGACAGTCTCAACCGACACGTCAAGAGACACGTCAGTGGAGCGCCACAGCATGAGAACTACGTCAGCATCCTGCTCAATGGCTCCAGAGTCCCGAAGGTCTGAGAGCTTGGGCTCGTTGTTCTCGCGATACTCAGATGAACGGCTCAGCTGGCTTAGCGCCACCACAGGAACGTCAAGTTCCCTGGCCAGCGCCTTCAATCCACGGCTGATCTCGGCCACGTCGTACACACGGTTGCTGTCCTTGTTGCCGCGATCCGGAGACATAAGCTGCAGGTAGTCAACCACAACAAGGTCAAGGCCGTGCTCCTTCTTAAGCCGTCGGCACTTGGACTTCATCTCGCCAGCAGTCGCGATAGGCGCATCCTCAACGAAGATCTTGCTGCGCTTGATCCTATCTGACGCAGCAATGACTTCAGTCATCTCTGCCAGATCAAGCTGCCCATGTCGGATCTCGTGCAAGCCAATCCCTGAGACGGACGAGAGCATTCGGCTACCGATCTGCTCTCGGCTCATCTCAAGGGAGAAGATGGCAATAGCCTTCCCGCTGCGGAACGCAGCATTGGCAGCCATGGTGGTCGCCAGTGCGGTCTTGCCTACGCTAGGCCGCGCTGCGACGATCACCAAGTCACCCCTCTGCCAACCACCGACGATGGAGTCAATGCCGACAATGCCTGACGACACGCCAGATGCCCCACCAGCTTGCATCAACGCAAGCCTGTCCATGGTCTCAACCATCACGTCCTCCATCGTGGAGAACTTACCCCTTGAGCGGCTGCGAGAGATACCGGAGACTGCCCTCTCGGCCTCAGCCAGAGCCTCCTCTGCGGTCTTCGCAAGACGCGAAGTGTCAGCGATGTGCGCAGCTACCTGATGCACGTCGCGTCGGATCGCGTTGTCAAGGACGATGTCAATGTACGATTCGTAGTTATAGCTATTTGGTGTTGAGCTAATAAGATTTGAGAGATTGGTTACTCCGCCGGCATCTTCAAGCTTGCCATCCTTGGTCAGCTCCTCGGAGAGGGTGACGATGTCAATCGTCATGCCCTGAGTTACAAGTGACTTAATTGCATTGTAAATATTGCGACACTGCATGTCATCAAAGTCGTTGGCAGAGACCCTCTCAAGTACTCGCTCGGCGCATTCGCTTGAGATCAAGCATGCCCCGATGAGCGCTCGCTCTGCCTCTCGGTTGGTTCTGGTCATTACCAAACCTCCTTGGTGTGGTAATCCTCTTTGGCCGCAGCTAGAACCTCTTGCAGGCTTTCTACACCAATGTTCTCCTGTCGACCCTCTTCATCAATGCTAGCTGCGCACTCGTCGCACAGCATGCGCTCCTCATCAAAGCCCTCAATGAAGTCAACCGAGCATTCGCTACAGCGGTAAACCTTATTGCCGTATGCGTCTTCACTCATCTTCGTCTTCCTCCTCCTCAATTCGCTCCCACATGAAGCATGGCTTCATCTTTCCGGCAGCGATCTTCTTCTGATACTTGCCACAGATTGGGCAACTACCATCGTTGACGTAGTCGCTAAAGCTCAGTCGCTCCTTCGCTTCCTTCTTCGCCATTCAACCCCTCCTGGAGTGATACCTCCTGCCATGGCCTTGGGAAGCCAGTTAGCAAGTAGTAGTCAATCCCGTGCTTCTTGCAGTACGCCCTAAGGGACATCCCCTCAGCCTTAGCGTCCTCTACAAACAATCTTAGCACATCTTTGTCCGGCTTTGTCAACTTGTCTCTAAATGTCATAGACATCTCCAATCAGGGCTGCGCAGCTAGGGTAGTCCCTGTGCGCTGCGTATAGCGCCCTTACTAAGTCCTGTCCCTCCAGATGCTTGTTGATGAGCTCCAAGAACTTAGTAGCCCAGGCCTTGCTGTGAAGGCCAGGAGTTACGACGTGAGCTATCTCGTGGAGCATTGTGTCGTAGTCGTATCGATGTGTGCACAGCATGAACGTGGCATCGTCTGAGTCTGCTTCGCCCAGTGGGCACTTGTTCTTTGCTTCGCCGGTGTGGTAATGGATCGTGACCTTGGACACGTTAATGCCCTCTTCCTCAAGGACCTTCCTCATCCACAAGATGGACTCGCCCCAGAAAGTCTTCACCTTCTGGGGCGTGCCTGCAGAGAAGACAAACTTAGCGCTTGCGCTTTTGCGTTGACGCCCAGGCATCATTTAACTCCTTTAGCTTCTTCTCTGCCTCATCATGGGTAAACACTTCAGTTCCTTCGCCTAAGCTAAAGACCTCACCCTGCTTAACAGTATACCACACTCTGGCCTTCCAACCAGTTGGACCGTAGAACAGTATAGCATGGGTCCGCCCATTCGGCCATACCATCCCCTTTAGGTCAACGAAGTTCATCCACCACAAACCTTTCATCCAGTCGTTCGTCAAGAGAAGTCCACTTCTTTGGCGGTACGCCACGCGTAACGAACGACCACTTGCCCTCACCGAGAGCAATCAAGATCATCGCGTAATTCGCAATGTCGACCAGCGCGTCACGTACCCCTTCGTTGAACCAGTCTTCTCCGACTTTGGCTTTTCCATCCACGATAGATCCATTGAGCGACGTGGCCACTCGCGAGCACTTGTCTTCTGCGAGTCGCGAGAATACTCCGTACGGTCCGAGCGCTTCAATGTTGCCCGGTCCATAGCCTGATTGCCTCTGTACCATAACTTCGTGGGTTTCCATCGCGAGGTCGCGAAAGTATTCAATGAACGCTTCTGGGACATGCTTACTCTCCTTCTTCATTGTCAATCTCCTCCATAATCTTCTCTGCCAGCTCCTGCGTAGCTACCTGCGTAACGAGGATGATTCGCTCATCGCACTTAGCACAGATAGCTACGCGAACGGAGTATGGTCCGGCCAACTTAGCGCCTGCTCTGTGCGGACTAATTCGTAGCCCCCCGCACTTTGGGCACTTCAGGCCGTGTTTCACTTGCGCTTATCCAGTAGCGCAAACGCCAAGAGCGCTGAACCCAGCGCTGCTGAGACGTTGCCAGATGCACCAAGTACGACAGCTCCGATACCAAAGGAGGGGACAAACGTGTCCCGGAACCTAGGGTGCGACACTGCGGCCTTGGTAGTTTCCCCAATGTTCTTAAAGAACGCGACTTGCTGTCGCTCTTCGTCAGGCGTCGTCGCCATCTTCAAGCTCCACCAGCTTCAATGCTACGCCGGCCGACAGCTGAAGCACGCTGTCAAACGGGATCTGGACCTCACTGCGCTTGTCCTCAGGGACAGACTCCAGATACTTGTCAATAAACGTGGCCACTACAACGCCGAACGCAACGTTCCAGCGTGCAGCCAGAAGGGCAACGTTACCCTTGCGGCTCTTCTTCTGTGGTACTGCCATATGCCTTCTCCTTCACAACTAACCAATCCCGCTCATCCATGATCACCATGACACGCCTCTGATTGCCAGGTCCAGGAGCGTCTCCGATCACTAGGTAGGGGATTTCCCCAGCCTGAACAATAATCTTCTGCAGCCAGCCCCAGTACTTGTTAGAGAACATAGTCCCAACCTTAGTCTGGATCTTGAACTGCCCGTCAACCGTCACATCGTCTGGTCCACCGTACATGCCGGTGCGTCGACCTCCGTGCTTCTTGGCTGTCTCACGCTCAAAAGCATTACCCCTTGAGCGGTTGAGACGGCCTTGCCGAGCTTTGTCAACCATTCTCATCCTCCGTCACGGCTATTGGTGCGCCTTCCCCAACACCAGCTGAGAAGATCCCAGCCCAGAATTGCTTCTCGCCATCAGCCTCTAAAGCTTTTACTTCGTCATCTGCCAACCCTCCAGAGTGGGCAGATACAAACGCAATAGATTTCTGGCGGTACGCATCCATGAATAACTCTTTGCTGTAGATCGCGACCTTTCTCGGACGGCCGTCTGCCTGGTACTGAATACCAATGGCAGCAAGGCCATCCGAGATGTCGTCTACAAGCTTTACCTCTTCGGTCACGAGCGCTTCTTCAGCGGACCCCAGATGAGTGGGCTTGCCTCGTTGGCAAGGAGGCTGTACCCCTTCGGGTTGCCTTCCTTGTCGGCTCGCTCCTCCAACTTGCCAATGACGTGCAAGTGCTGGCGTGGGTCGTTTGTCTCTCGGTTTACGGTACTATCATAAATCTTCCGGATGTGCGTGGCCAAGTCCTCATCAAAGACGAGAACGGTGACACGCTCATATCGGTTTGGCGCAGTTGATGCGTCACGCGTAGCCTTATCTGCGGCCAAGAATGCGTCGTAGGCAAACGACTGCATGCTACCGAAGAACTTCCACACGTCTCGACCGGCCTTGGTCTGCTCCTTCACTGGAGCAATCTTATCTGTGAGCCAAAGATCAATCCTATCCATTAGAACCCCCACTCTCCGTCAGCCTTTTGCGACTGACCTTCCATTGGCTTGACGGTATCCTTAAAGATCTCCTTCGCCGCCTTGGCGATGGTCACGTCAGCCGTGTCATTCTCTGGGTCGTCCCCAGTTGGGATGAGGAACGTCGTCAGGAGCGCATACTTGAGCGCACCAGTCGTTGCCTTGTACACGTGCTTGTCGCCCGAGTCAGCACCTGAGCCGAGCGAGTAGATCGTGTGCTTTTCCCCAGTCTCCCCATCAACCAGATGCCATGAGTACTTGAACGTGAGGATCACCTGCTTGCCTGAGGCAGACGTGCTCTCGCTCAGCTTCTCAATGTCACCAGGAATGATTGCGATTCCCTTAGCCGCGAGCTTCTCGCGGATTGCGTCAGCCACCTGTGACGCCATGACGTACTTGTACCCCTGGGCGCTGTTCGTGCCGCCCTTGGAGATGTAGCCGATCTCGCCCATAACTTCAGCGAGCTTGCCAGCTAGCGTCTTACTTGCCATTTTCCCCTCCTCTGCACTTGGTGAAGAACTCGCAATACCCACATGGGAAGAGCCAGTTCCCCGACTTCTTTGACCTGTACTTTTCCTCCGGGAGTCTCCACGGAGGGGTATCTCTGAATCGGTCACTGTTCAGAACCTCCAAGATCCTCAGGGCCTTGTCACGCCACGACTCATCAACGATGAACTCCTCGGTGGCTAGATCCCCTGCCCTGATGTATACCAACCTTGCTGAGTACTCATGGCCTCGCATGCGCTTCAAAGCCTCAGCATAGATGGACGCTTGAATTTGATGCTCTGGCTTAGGAATGAACTTCCAAGCCGATTCCTTGACTGACTTATACTCAATCAACTCATACTGACCGTCCTTCCATTGTACCACACCGTCGGCGTTACCGCCAAAGTTAAGCTCTGGAATCGACACCGGCACCTCTTCCTCGTAGGAGAGAAGATGCTCAGAGTCACGTAGCCTGCGGTTAAACGAGTCGTTGATGATGTGCCCTCGCTCAAAAACACGAAAGACCTCATCGCCGCGAACGTCCGTAGGGGTCTCGCCATGGGCGTAATACCACTGCTGCCGCAGGCAGCCACCGAGCAGAGATCCACGCCACAAGTCGCTTGGTGGACGTTCTGTTCTGTCTCTACGAAGTCCCTCGTCAAAGAGGTCTCCAATAAGCTTCTTAACCATACCCCTCCTATGCCCCTAAAATAAGTCCCCCAGGCCGGAGGGGCGCCAGCCTGGGGAGAACCCTAACTGTTCAAGATTGAATCTACAATAGACTCCCAGTTATTGTCAAATCGGATAGCGCGATCATCAATGTAGGCCTTGGCTACAGGCTTTCCAGCCCCAACCCAGATCTCATTGTACGGTACACCCCACTCGTCAAGGAGCTTGCGCATCTCGTCAATTCTCTCTGTCCGATCTTCAAATTTCTCCCAAGCCCTGGCAGAGTGAATCAAGATCTTGTATCCGTTAGCTCGCAGTCTCTCTAACGCTTCAATGACGCCAAGAGCTGGTACGACCGTTCCAAACACGCGGACAGCGATGGTGTCATCATAGTCCACGCAGATGTTGCGTGCGCCTTCCAGGTCTGCGTTGATCATCGGTGAATGGTGCTGATAAGTGGCTTCATCTTGGCGAACACGTCGCGCAGGACGAGCACGTCAGCCTCGCAGTGCTCAACGATGGTACGGAAAGCCTGCTTGCCTTCCTTAGTGTGTCGTCGCTCAGCTTCCTGCCACAGCCGGACGTCAAGAGGCGTCTTGCTGTTGTTGGTGCGGAAGTACTTGGAGATGTTCTCCAAGCTGCGTCGACCAGCCTTCATATGGCGGCCAGTGGCGTACCACATGAGGTCAATGTGCATCTGTGTACCAATCGGCTTCTGGCCGGTCTCAAGCAAACGTGCGTTGATGATTGGAAGGTCAAACATCTTTGAGTTCCAGCCAACAAGGATGTCGTACTGCGAAAGCTCGTCGGCAATAGCCTTGACCAGCTTGCTGTCGTCCATCCACGTCTTACCACGGTGTGTCTCAAGCGATAGCGTCTTCACGTTTCCATGCTCGTCTGCAACGCTCATGCAGAAGATCGTCGTCCACGACGAGTACGTTGTCTCCAGGTCATAGAACGCAATCCGGAACCCAGTGTAGTCGCCCTTAGGTGTCGACTCAATGGTCCGCGTCTGCTCCTGGATTTCAGGAAGCAGAGATCCGTACCGCTTGTGCAGCTTCTGCGCCTGGTCTTTGGTGATGTCTAACTGGGTAGCGATCTCCTGGAAGGAGAGCCCCTTTTCCTTGAGCGCTGCGATGCGCTCAATCGCTCCATCGTTTGCCATCTTTTCCTCCATATCTTGCAGAGGGAAGTCCCCTCCTACCCACAATTATACCACAGAACGCTATCCCCTGCCGAATTCGCTCGTTTTCACTAGGTCTAGTGTTACACGCTCTGATCCGTCAACTGGTAGCTCAAACCGAACCCCTCCAACGACGTACGTGTCAGCAATAAAGTCTGGGTTTGCTGCGTTTGTATAGTTCACGTTTTCTCTCCGTACGGCCACGCGCACGATGTCGCCAAGGTAGAAGTCCTCAAACGGCTTTACGCTATCCGGTGCCAGCTGGATGCTGACCATGGATACGTTCAGAATGTCGCTGGACTTTGTGACCTGCGAGTCTGCATACTTCTGAAGTTCTGCAGCATCGGCAAAGTTTGATTGTGTAGACAGGATTGGAGCGTACCCGTACTCTTCAATGGACGCCTCATTCTCAGCAAGTTTACCTTGCGATCGAGAACCGCTAGAGCTGGTAGTGGACCCGGTGAGGAACGCAGTGGCAGGTACGACCCTCACCGAGTTCCTAAGATCTTTGCCGTTGCGACGGTACCTGAACTGGTCAACCATACCAGGGTAGTCAAAGACAAACACTGGGTTTGCCTGCGTAATAGCAGGAGCCACGTACAGTTTAGTACCTGGAGCAGCCGCCCCACGCACTCCGACAAAGTTAAACACGGTTCTCCAAGGAATCTTAATCCCGTCAACAACATCCCATCTTGCAGATGCATCAGCTGTCAAAAGGTTGGCTGCCATCTCTTTATCGCACATGTTGCGAAGGTATGACAGAACTGATTCTCCAGATGTAAAGTACCTAATCAATTCCGAGTTCCACGATTGTCCAGATGCCAACTGGAACGTAAGCCACCCGAATCGACTGTACGACCCACCTTGTGAGATTACGTATGGAATTTGCTTGTCAAATATACCTTGCAGAGTCTTCTTCTCAAGACCCATAACAACGGTCTGGCTAGAAGAAGTGCTGGCTGTGATTCCGTTGACGTCGTGAGTCATGACTCCGCCGTAGTTTGGGTTAGTTGATGAAGTCTGCGGAGAGACGTTTACAAGCTCCGCCATAGTGTACGCTGCAAACGTGTACGACACACCGCTAGTTAGGCAGTTAATTTCGTACGAGTTAGTGATGTTATGCGTTGTGCCTGTGTAGTTACCATAGATTGTCTGACCGCTTGGAATGCTCAACGTAGGAGTAGTGGAAGCTGGAGCAATCACTTCAGCAACGGTGGAATCATGCTGTCGTAGTTTAAGTTGCCACTTCAGCATCACAGGAGACTCCGGCTGGGCAATCTCTGTCCATGAGTCTGGCCACACGTTGAATGTGCAGACCTCATCGCCAGGACTTGCAACAATGCTCACACGGATTCTGTTCACGTTGAATCTGTTTGGGATGTACACGTCCTGATCGCTGTCGTACAGCTTCTCGTTGTTGTTGATTGCAGACCGCTCAATGTACGTATATCCTGTCAACGTGTAAACGCTGTTAACTTCGTCGTACGACATGTCAATCTTGTTGGCTTCGCCTGCCTCATTTCTTGTGTATACCGCGATCTCGTTGCCAGCGTGCCGGGCAGTGCTGTTAGACGTGCGCTCTTTAAGCAGTGCCTTAGTGGCAGCAGGTCCGTGCGAAAGACCATTGGCGTTAACGTTGGTTGCCGAGCTGGTAGAGTACGTGTAAGTAAGCGCAAGCTTTGGACGATACGAAGCGCTGGCGGCCGTGCTGTAAATTGTAAAGTTGTCGGTTACGCCTGTCTCGTCTGTGTTGTATAGCAGTATACCGTTGTTGTTAGAAGGGCTTGCCTTCCAGTAGTTTACGATACTTGAGATTGAGAATGTGTGTGTTGAGTTGTGTGTTGACCCAATACCTGTATACGTTATGTTAGATAGGCCACCAGACGTAGACGAGCTAGCGCTTGCCCAGTCGCAGTTGGGATGAAGAGTATCGTTGGCATTACCCCACGATCCTTCTAATCCAGTCGATGAGTCAGTTGTCCAATCAATTCCAGACGCATTAACTACCAAATCACCAGGAGAGCTGTCGGTTACTGAGTGGTCTCCGCTAGTGTTACTTTGGGTAAGAATAAGGTTAGCTGTGGTAACAGTTGCACTTGATGTCAGTGTATCTGGAAGAGTAAACTTTACAAGGCCTCTTGATGTGTACCGCTTAAAGTAACAATATCCGCTTGATGTTGTAAATGAAATTGCTGTTGTTCCAGAAGTAAACGCCAAGTCCCCAGAGGTGCTGCTGCCAGCTCCAGCATATTTTGCGGTAATAGTCCTTAACCCGTTTATTCGACTTGCCCCTGTTCCTGAGACCCCAGAGAAATATACTGTCTGACCAACGGACACTAGGGAAAATGTGTTTCCGGTTACTGATACAAGAACCGTACTATTGCTTCCATACTGCGTATAATATCCAGTAACTGTGAATGAGGATGGGAATGCGCCAATCACCATGTGCTGTTCTGTGTCGTTTGAGTTCCAGTCTGACGTTGTGTTGTACAGGGTCGAGGCAGAGCGAGTTGCCGTCAGGGTAGTAGTGACCGTCTCTGTCGTGCTAGCAGGCTCGTCACGCTTGATAGCGACCTCTGATCCAGACTCAGGCCCTACCAGTTTTGTGTAGTGCATGCTAAGCATGGTCATGTAGTCCATTCCTTCGTAGACAATCTCGTCGTTGGTTGCGTCGTACGTGGTGAGGAGCCCAGCTCCAATCAGTACCCAGTTAGCACCGCTAAGCCTCTCAACTTTGTAGTGGCGCTTAAGTGGAACAAGTTCCGGCACGAGAGGATGGTTGATTGGCAAAGTCCAGAAGGCGCTGCCAACGTCATTGGCGTATACCTCTGAGCCGACGTTCTTGGCATCGTAGATGACGCACCTTTCGTTGCCAACGCCCCTATTAGCCCCAATGTCAAAGATGCGGATTCTGACGCTGCTGCTCAAAGCCAAGCCTCCCTATACGTGACGACCGCTCCGCTCGAAGTGCTGCCATCAATCACAACCGAGCCTGGGTATACCAAAAAGTCTCCACTGGTATCGCCATGGCTAATCCTGCAGTTTACCTGAGACATAGTGTCCGTGTCAATAGAAATGGCACCAGCATCAATCGCGTTGGCGACTACTATGCTGGTAACCCCACCGCTAGTCCATGAGAAGGTTACCTCCTCTGCTGCTGCGCAATCTGCCTTAGTCAGCACTGGGTATACAGCTGCAGATCCTCTATGTGTGTTTGTTCCAGACTTTGTAGTGGTCAGGAACTTCTTTGGATTTGGGGCAATCAGGCGGATCTGAGCTGGCTGCGCAAAGCCATCGCTGGCCTTTCCAACCGATGTGCGGCGCCCGACGTTATAGACTGGCAAGCTTGCTGGGCGAACAAGCATATCTAACTCAATTCCTCCAGGGAAATCGGTTGCAAGTTCCCATGTTGGCTGAAAGAAGCGCAATGCGCGAACGCCATAAGTGGAGTCAAAACCACGTGGCATTGGCTGCAACGCAGCAGTCAATGTGTCAATGTTGTCCCAGAAGTCCCCAATTGTCTCGCCATATACAGACACAACCAGTTCAACACCTCTAGCGCCAAGGTATGCCTCTGTGACGTTTGAACCGTCCCGAAGCGCAGCCTTGTCAATGAACCCTTGAGCAGGTACAGCTGCGTAGTTGGCAGATTCAACCTTGAAACCAGATATAGGCGAAGCGCCCACCCTGACTCCGGCCAATGAGTTTATGTCTAGAAACGTTGAGGTGCCAGTCTGAATCTTGATCGGGCGATTAAAATCCATTAAGAAACTCTCCTGATCTTCCTGATTCTCGCAAGAAGGCGCTCGTAGCGCTGACGTGCGACTGTGTAGTTCTGGTTGATCATTGGAACAGATACGTCTGTGGCCCCGGAGTTAACCTGCCACTGCTGGAACATTGTGCGGTCTGCCATGAGCTTGAAGAATGCCTCAGCCTGGATATGGTATCGAAGCGCCTCCTCCGCCTGCGCGTCAAGTGTATCAATTGTCCAGTCTCCATAGCCAACCAACCGCAGGTGGCTGACCAGTTCTGACATTCCTGGCTGCAGGTAGACCGTTCCTGCGTGTGTCTCCCAGCCGCTGTAGTTGCCGTATCCATTGGATGGCTCAAGCGGACCAAGGGCTTCGTACCACTCGGCAATTGGGCTGACGGTCGTGTCAATCTTGTGGCATAGTGCGTCAATGCGGATTACGGTCTCCATGCCAGATGGAAGTGAGATGCTTGTGTGATGTGAACTTGAATAAACCTGTGGGACTGCAACGGTAGACACAACCTCTCGCGGGTAGGCCCGGGAGATGTCAACAAGAGCAAGGTTAACCAGGTCAATAAGCTCCTGATTGCTCCACGTTCTGTCTACGCCGTCAGACGTCCCGGTATCGCGCAAGTCGCGACGGATCTTCTGAAGAAGCGTGTCAATTGCTGCCATTTCTCTCCTATCGGGGCTCCCCCCAGCCGGTCATAAGCCAGCTGAGGGGAATTCCACCATTAGCCCTGATTACAGAGCGGTTGCGCGTGTCTCAAGGCGCAGGTAGCGGGTAATGCCCGTGCTGGTCTGTGGGACAACGTTGTTCACAAAACCATCCGAAACGAGGGTTGAAGCAACAGCGGTTGCTCCAACAAGCGTAATCGTGAAGGTTGTGTCGGTTGGTACCGATGCAATCGTCCAAACCGTGCCATTAAGCTGGCTATCAACACCAGTAAGCTTGACCTTCTCGCCGGCAAACAGCCCGTGAGCTGCGCTGGTCGTGATGGTTGCAAGAGTGGTGGTGAGAACCTTGTTCGTCACAACAGCAGCCTTGTTCAGACCGCTGTAGTCGCTGACGGCAGCCTCGCCGACGATCATCGCACCGAAGCGTACCTTGTAACCAAGGAGAGCGCGCTGCGAGAGTGGGTCGGAGTGGTCGCCACCAGGGGCAATGAAGTACGTCTGCATCGTCTGCGAGTCTCCGACGACGAATGCGTCAGGACCGAAGAAGAGTGCGGAGTAAATGTTTACGCCGCCCTGGTCAAAGACCTTGGCCTCAGGCGAAACGAGGAAGCGGACGCCAGAGTAGGCGCCAATTTCACCGTTAAGCATGTCCAGCGACTGAGTGTACTTCGTAGCTTCAAGGAAGCCGTGCCCTGAAGTATCCGTCAAAAGGTCAAACTGCTGATTCGGGTGAATGATGCAGCGGTAGAACCCATCTGGGAACGCAGGGATGTTTGCTGCCTTAAGGCGAGCAACAGCCTTCTTTACCTCAAGCCCGTTGAGCTTGTAGTCCTGGCGGGTCGCGGCAGTGCCGGAGCCGTCAATCGTCGCAGCTGCCAACGACGCTCGCGATGTAATCGCTGCACCGGTGTCAAACTTTGACGCGTAGTAAACGCGAGCAGAACCCGCGTTCATCACATCGCGAACGATGCGGTCCATTGACTGGGCCGCTGCGAACGAGATGCGCTCGGAAGCGATGGACACCAAGTCATGCGGCGAGTCCTGCTGGACAATGTCGCTGAGGCTGGTGTACGCACCGTACTGCTTTACCGAGAAGTACTCAGTGCGAACACTGAGGTTGACCACTGGGTCAGGCGTCACGCCTTCCGTGAGCTCAGTCAACGAGTGGCTGATATCTGGGTAGCGGACGTAACGAATGCGATCGGTGCCCTTGACGAAGGTTCCCGGCATGTAGTTGCTCGGAAGGGCGTGAACCATGCGATTTCGAAGTTCTACCTGAACGTTCTGCGACACAAGCTCCTGAACGAGCTTCTGAAACGCATTAGCCTCAGAGCCGTTAAACGACTTGAGGTTGTTCAGAGCAGGACCCGAAAGGGTTGTTGTAGTAGCCATTTAGCTACCTCCTATTACTCTGCCCAGGGATTCCCAAGAGCGCGAATTGCGTCCTTGATATCCTCTGGCTTCATTGGTTTATCCTTGACGACGTCACGCTTTGGAGCGTTGGCGTCGCTGATTTCTGTGGGAGCGTTCCCACCAAGTTGCGACTTAACGAAGTTCTCAAACTCCGCAGCGCGCTGTGCTTCAGAGAGGTTACGCACCTTCTCCTGGAACGCGTAGTACTGCGGGTAGTTGGCTTTCAACTTCTCCGTTTCGTACCGCGTTTCCGTTGCCTTCAGCTCATCCTCGAGCTGCTTGATCTTGCGTGCTGCCTTCTCAAACTCCGACAGGGACGCCTCCTCTTGGGCGGCCTTCCACTGTGCGAGCTCTTCGTACTTGGACTTAAACTCCTCTGCTGCCTTCTGGGCTGCAGTGAGAGCCTGGTCCTTTCCTGAGAGACGACGCTTCCAAGTGGCGACATCATCCTCCGCCTCAGTGGCTGCTGGAGGATTTACGGCCTCCTGCTGCGACTCAAGCGGCTGCTCTGCCGCGACTTCAAGGTCTGCCATCTCTGGCTCCTTTCTTAACTATCCCCAGACCAGTACTTCTGGCCTGTGTTATTTTCTAAACGTACCGATGTCTGTATTGTATTTGCCAGTTAGGAAGTCTGCTGCGTTGCCACTCAGCTCCGCTCCGGCCTTTGCAGCCAGCTGGAAGAACCCACCGACACCTGTCCTGGCTGCCCAGTCTGTTGTTTCCCCAAGGAGATCGGTTGCCTTGTACTGGTCGTACCCTTGGCGAGAGATCGTTGATACGCCAGAGCGGAACCAGTGCGGAGTCACTACCGTCATGTCGGTTGGCACAGCAGGAATTAGCTGCGTCAGGAGGAACTGCCAGTCTGGCTTCTCTTGGGTAACTTCCCATCCAGGCGGAAGGCCATTATACGATAGGTACTCAGAGATCTTTCGGTATGCAACGTAACCAGCTCCAGGTGCGGTCATGCCAAACGGCTTGTAGAACATGAACCGTGCCAGCTCCGGTAGGGCCTTGCCAAACATGTACGAAAATGGATACAGCCCAAGGAACGGATGGTTGATGCTGCGTTCAAACCAAGATCGGTTTGCCTTGAAGTAGTTTACGTTGTTCATTTCCTCTACGGACTTTGCGTATGACCACTTGGCTGCCTCAAACAGTGCCTCTTCCCCTGCGTGGTCGCGGAGTAGGTTGCTTGTCGTGTCCGTGAGAATGTCTTGCGTTGAACGGACAACCTGCCCACGCTCACCGCCAAACTTTGAGTATCGCTTAACTGTTTCGCGGATTGTCTCGCGAGCTCCTGCCCCAAGGGTTGAGATGTCTCCTGCATCCAGACGGATTTGCTCAATCAGGCTGCCCATGGTAGCAAACTTAGCGCCATACTTCCTTGCGTTGGCAATGGCCTCAATTACCTTGCTTGCATCTGCAGTTGAAGAGAAGCCAGGGATATACGCATCCATCAACTCTTGCACGATAACCTTTTGCACATCAGCCAGTTGCAGCTGGGCTGTTAGGCCACGCATCTCAACTCCAAATGTATTCAGTGCCTTGTCGTACTCAGTACGTAGGAACTGAAGGTTAGGCCCGACTCGGTTGAGCTCAAGGGCGTACCTCTGCGCGATGTTGTCAAGCTGGTCAAGGGCGGTCCTGGCTGATGAAACGTCATACCCAGCATCTTGAGCTGCGTTGATGAACTTGGCTCGGAATGTGCTTGTAATAATTCGTGGTCGAGCACCGCCCTGAACAAGCGCTCCGAACTTATCCGCTGTGTGCATTGGGAGAACGTCTCGGACATCATTCAGGATTGCAGCAAGCTGCGTAGCTGAAGGGTTCACTGCGAATCCAAACCCAGGGGCCTTCATCGTGTTTACCACCGAGCCTCCGAACTTTGCGGTCTGCAGGCGCTTATACTCAGTTGCCCAGCCAACTAGTTGGTTGAAAGCATCTGGACCATACTTGGCATGCAGGGCTGTGTACTCGTGCGGAAGATGCTTCTGCACGAACTGCTGGAACTTTGGAGCAAGATCGGCTGCGGCCATAAGGTCGCGGTACTGCTCCTTGAAGTTTGCGGTAAAGTCCCATCCCTTTGCAATTATACCATCTTCTCCGATAATATTCTTGACCGAGAGCCCTTCCTTCAGGGCTGAGTCCGCTGCCCCTCGGGATCTTGCGGTAAAGGAGAAGAACGCCTGCTCATGCAGTTGCATTGCTTGGGCGGCTGCTCGCTCTCCGAACATCTGGCGGATCTCGCGTGGATCAATACCGGCGGCCTTAAGCTTGGCCTCCATATCCGCCCTATTCATTCCACGCAACTCTGCGTAGAATGGAGACTCAACCAACTCCTGGGCAAAGAACATTGGGTTGATCTTATACTTCAATGTTGGGTAAAGGTTTTCTGAGATTTGCGCCAAGAACTTCCCAATGCCTGGGGCAGTCTTCATGGAGCCGCTGATCCATTGCGAGTAGCCAGAGATATCGTATTCTCCCTTAAACGCCTTGATGACGTCTGCCTGGAGGTCTGGGCTCTTAATCCCAGCCCTCTCAAGGGCCTGAATGCGCTCAGCCCAGGCAGCCTTTACAGAGGCGGCTCCGGTCTTCTCTTGCAGGATTCCGCCCATGATATCTTCAAGAGTATCCTGAGACAGACCCCTGGTGCCAACGCGAGTCTCAACAGACCGTGTCGTAATCCTGCGGTTAAACTCGTCAATCTCGTCAACAGTAAATCTGTTGCGTAGCATAAGCTGCAATCGCTGCGCAGCTGACGACGATACCAATGATTGCGGAACTGGTGCCATCATTGACTGGATAGCGCCACGGATTCCACCAACCTTGTATGACTGTGGGTTTGCAAAGTCCGGCAGTCCATCAACAAACTCTGATGTGAGGTCAATGAACGGACGGTCAATCGTCGCTACCTCTGGGACTGCAAGCCCCTGCTTCTCAACAGTTGCGATGAGTCGAGGTTCGCGGATAACGTTATCTGCAGGAGCAATCCCGAGCTCATAGCCATCGCGCTTTGCTGCAGCAATGATCCCGTCAATCTCGTCTGAATTGCCCGTAAGGACTCTCCAGGCCTCCCTAATTGCCGCAAGTTCTTTAGGTGTTGCACGGGCGGTTGTGGCGCTGGAGTTCTTAGCAGCGGTCAGGAAGTCCTTAACCTGCTGCGCAGACACAGATCCTGATGTGAGCTTAAACCCTGGGTGGTGCGCTGCAACGTCCTCAAACGCAGCTGCTGCTTGTGTAGCCCAGATCTTCTTTGCTTCTGCAGCTGCGGCCGGTCCTCCGCGTGAGGCAGCCTTGTTCAGCTGAGCAATGACTGACTGTGAAACATCTGGGTACTGGCTAGCCACAAGGCCGCCCTCTTGTCCAAGGTTCTCAAACATAGCAATCCATTGCTCAACCTTGGTGTCAATAAGGCTAGTTGACTTAACGAACGTAGGGCGAGCGTAGGCAGCCGGGTCTCCAAGTTCCTTCAGCCTTGGTAGCATCTGCTCAATTTCCCGTACGGTTACTGGCTTGCCGAGAGCCTTGCTCATCTCCTTAACGTAGACCTCCTTCTCGCGAAGGGTTGCCTTCTCAAAGAGTGATGCTACGTGCAATACGCGGCGGACATTGCCCATCCGGTTAATGTTGAACCCGTAAGTGGTGGACCGAGCAAAGGCAAACCTCTGCGACAGTTGGCGAGAGATATTAGCGGCTGAAGAGAGCGTGCCTGCGTCGTCAAAGTACTTTCCGCCGACAAGCTTATTGCCTTCAACCCTAGCGTCGCCAAAGAAGTATTTTGCAATAGCCTCAATCTGGGCTGTGGTAGCTGGCTGCCTACCTGCGACACGAGAGATGTCGTCTGAGGATGCGTTGGCAAGTTCTGTCGCCAAGCGCTCTGCATACATGTATGCCCTCTTTGCCGCCCCCTGGGATGCGGTTCCCTTAAGTGGGCTTGCAATGCCAACGTACTCCGCTTCTTTCTTGACCTCCAGCGCAACTTCGTCAAGAAGCCCGTTGTCAATCATATCCATATTGCTGGAAGCTGCACGTACTGCGTCCTTGACTGGGTCGTACCCGGCAAGTTCTGTATCCATGCGTGCCTGAAGCAAACGGTTGCGCAGTCGGTTCTTGGCTGCTTGCTTTGTGGTATTCTCGTCAACGATGCGCAAGCCTGTGCCTGGGTCTGTACGCGGTCCGTAGCCTGGCGCAGCGTCCTGCATGTAAGCCGTAATTTCTTCTCGGCTCATTCCATACCTGCCCTCAAGGCCAGCTTCGCCTGCTTCATCTGCCAACTTGGTCAAGACATAGTCGCTTGATCCTGGGAACTTAATTGAATCACCAGATGCCTGCGTAAGCCTATTAAACGTGGAATCGTCAACGCCCTTGTACCGAGCGTCAACGTATTCTTGCAGTGCCTTGTTTACGTCTGCGTCAAGGTTCTCCACGACGTTGTCAACAGCTGCCTCAACCTCTCCAACTCGCGATCGAGATACTGACTGAATTACAGAGTTTGTCTTTGCGATTGCAAACCTGCGCAATCCCAACTTTGCAGCTTCGTCTCCAAATGCTTGGCTTGCAGCCTTATGGAAATCGTCAATGACGTTTGCGCTGTAGGCTCTGAGGAGAAGTTGGCCAGTCTTGAGCTTTAGGCCTTCCTTAACGCCGTTTGCAACGTTGCGCATCGGCCGGAAGATAGCCTTGTCAATTTCGTTGTAGATGAGGTATTGACCCTTGTTCAAATCCGCAGGGATTGCTTTACCGGCAGCTTCAAATGCCTGAATTGACCGAGCCTTGGCGCTAAGTTCAAGTCCAGCTTCCCTGGAAATAGTCTTTGCTCCTGCCTTCCAGCCAATCTGGGCAAGCTTTTGTCCTACGCGACCACCAAGAGCGTAGCCAGCAAGACCACCGACCGCTCCACCCACAGGGCCGAGTGCGCTGCCTACCCCAATACCAGCTCCTACCGTACCAAGTTTACCAAGCCCCTTGAGCAGGTTAACCTTGCCCAGAGCAAACGGTGTAAGGTTCAGTGGGTCAAGAAGTAGCGATAGGCCAAGGTTTACCGTCCTATCGTTTGCAAGAGACCGCCCAGTCTCACGCATATACTTGATGATGCTTTCCTCTGATGCCCCACTGTCAACCATAGCCTGGATGTCTGGAGGCAACGTGCCATTGGCGGTCTTAAGCCTAAGCGTGGCGCCAAAGTCCTGAACAATTTCGCCAGGCTTTGCAAGAATATCAAGGAAGACCTTGCCGATGTTACCAACCACATCACCGACTGTGCCGTCGCCAATTCTCTGGCTTGCTACAAACCCAATCGGGCTTGCGCCGATAATATCAGCACCAACTTTGATTCCACTACCCAGAGCCTGCCCAGCTACACCAAGTCCACGGAACGGCAGCGACGCAGCGTAATCTAGCGGATTGCTTGAGTCACCCGCGTTGGAGAGTGAGTTTGGAACATCAAGTAGCCGACCGGTCTCAATGCCGTACTCAGGAGTAAGCGTAACGTTAAGTTCACGCGACCTGATTCCGTTGCCATTATCCGAGCCACTATTGTACGGTGGCGTTGGATCTACAATGCTGCCGCCAATTTTAGCCATTACAAGCTCCTCATTGCTGTCCTATTTGGGCCAAGTTCCCTACGCATTGGCTGTCCTGGCTGTGCCAATGGACGCATGCTCGGGCCTTGTGGGCTTACGCTTGGTGCAGTACCAGCTGATACCATCGGCGCAGTAACTGCTGGGCCGTCAGGCTTCAACCCAGGTGGGATCATTGGAGCAACTCCACCAGGAGGAGTGACCGCTGGCTCCACTGGCGTCGTTGATGGCCCCATGTTCCTAAATGTGTAATCCATAAGATCAGATGGAGGAATGAACTTGCTGGTCTGAGTTCCCCTAACTCCGGCCGTGCCGCCCATTCCAATCGGTTCCGGCTTCGGAGTCTGCGGATTGCCTCCCCACCCAAACGACGGATCTGTTGATGCAACTGCGTTTGGATCTGGAATCGTTCCCTGAGGAGCTGGCGGAAGATTATCCTTGGTATTATCTGTGCTGTTGGTCCATTGCTGGCCATCTTTAAAGATCTTCCAAGTAAGCCCACCATCACCTTGCTCTGCAGTAAGGTACATGCCAGAAAGAATCATGTTCAGAATCTTTCCGCCCGGGTCAGTAATGCCCTTTGATGTCCTTAGCCAGTTGGCAACTGCGCTTCTTGCGTCTGTGCCTTGTACGCCAGACGTAAAGATTTCCATTCTGTAGTCGTCAATAAAGTTGTCACCGATGATAATTGTTCCGTTAATGTTATTGGCATAAAGGCTCTTTGGATCAATATTTGCAGCCTTCATCCAGTCAAAGATTGCTCTACCTCCAAAGAATCCGCTTGAGGTAAGAGCCCTAAGAAGGTCTGCTCCTGCAGTGAAGTTCATAAGACCAGGGTTAGCCTGGTCTGGCTCAAGCCTAAATCCAGAGAAGTCACCAGTCTGTGCGTTCGGCTGAGCCGAATACCAGCTAGTAAAGTTTTCAATCTGAGCTGCTGTCAGCGCAAGAGGTGCTCCGTACCCGCCGCTAAGGTCAATAAGAATCAGATCGTTTGCGTCGTTGCCGCCGGCATAGTTACCGCCACCAGGCACTGGCACAAACCTAATCTGAATGTTATTGCCATCTGTTCCCTTGTATGGGATTGACTGCGTGTAGAAGATTTCTCCGTTAGCACCAGTTGAGATGACATAGTCCTTGCTTCCAATGTTAGCACTTGGGACAACCTTAAACGAGAACTCCCCAGACTTTGGGTCCATCTTGTAAGCCATTGCCCTTGTAGGGTTGCCATTTGGATCAATATTATCACGAATAGACTGTGGAATATACGTCGACTCAATGTGCAATCGCAGGACGTCACCGGTAGTCAGCCCTCCGGAGCCACCAATAGCGTTGTCAAGCATCGTCATAGTGGACGCAATCCCAAGGTTATAAAGCTCATTTGGAATAGCGCCTGAGGTAGCAGCGTTCGGGTTGTTCTTCATTACAAATAGCCATTCGCCGATACCATTTGCGATGTCAGTCTTATCCATGCCTGCCGTTGCGCCGTTCTTGGACAGGTAATCTACAAGGTCTCCAATTGTCTTAATCTCAGGTTTACTTGGGATAAGACCAGTAATAAACCCTTGGCCAAACAAGCCGACCTGGCCGACAGTAGAGCTATCGGTTACGTTAGCCTCATAGCCAGCTCCGGCAATGCTTCCAGTTAGCTGCTCTAGCGCCTTACGAGTTGCCCCAGGCTCTCCTGAGAACTGGACTCCGATGCTGCCACCTGCGTTGGCGTACGTGCCGTTGAAGGCAGTTACAAATGGGCGAGTTGAAGCTGCGAATGCTCCATTCGTATACTTCGTTGACATCTCGTCGGCAAATGGAATCCACTTGCCAAGCTCTGCTCCATACCCTTGCTTCTTGAGGTCTTCAAGCTCAGTTGAGAGCCCACCAAAGATCTGAGAAATAGCACGCATGTCTTCAATTGACAGGCCATTGGCGCCTGCCCCTGCGTCAAACAACTGCGTGTAGTCAAGGCCTGATGCCTGGACAACGTTTGAGAACCTAGTGAGCCAATCGTCGCCATTGCCTTTGCCGATATCCTTTAGCAGTGAATCTACGACATCTGGAGACGATACGTAATCCTTTAGGATAGGCTTAATCAGCCTCTGGATTGCACCGGCCATAGCATCAGTTTCATCCCGGATTCCATTCTCAACTGTCTCAACTCGAGCTGCCTGCGCGTCGTTTGACGCCCTCTGAATTGCGGCAGCGCGTGCTTGGACAATGTCTCGGTATGTCTGGCTTGTCTGCGTAAGACCAGCTGCGCGAGCTCGCTCAAGCTCAGCATCGTAGAATTTGACGAGCTGGTTAGCTGTATACTTCTTCTCATTAAACCCATTTACCATGTTCTCTGCAGCGTAGTTGTACGACACAGTGAAGAGTTTGCTCTGAAGACGCTCTTTGTCAGAGGCAGTCATTGACGAGTCGCTTAGGATCGTGTTCATCCACTTTTCGTACGTGGCACCATCAATCTTTGACGAGCCAGAGCCGCCGATGAGGGAAAGGTCAATTGAGTTGCCAGTCTTATAGGCGTTATCCAAAACCGTCTCAATATCCCGAAGTGACTGGATGCGGAACTCTTCTGCTTGCGTGCGGAATCGTTCTGCTCCTGAAGAGTCACCAACTGCGTCTGCGGCTGCTGCCTGCGCTCGGTACCACTCCACAAGGTTGGCTGCGGTTGCAGGGCGAGTGCTGCCGTCTGAAGTGAACAGACCAGCTGCGCTCCCGGACATCATATTGTTCTTATACGCAGTAAGCATCGTGCTTTCCTGGTTGTTTCGCTCTTCCTTTAGCAGCGAATAGACAAGCGACGACAGGTTCTGTGAACCTGATGCCGAACGTCCGAACCTACCTCGTCGTGCCATTGTGGTCCTCCGTTATCTTGCTAGACGATTGATTGTTTTGTTTTGTCGTAGAGCCGCAATCTGCGCCCCTAGGTCACCAGGCTGACCAACGCCCTCTTGTGGCTCGGCTCCTGGCTGTGCGTTCTCCGGCAGCATCTCAGGTGGGACTGAGCCCATCTCGCCGCCGTTCATCATCTCGGTGCCTTGCGGCTGACCTACCTGACGGAACGCATTCTCAGCAGATGCCTGCTGCGCCTGTAGTTGCTCTTGGATTCCAGGAGGAACTCCCTGGCCAGGCTGTGGCTGACCCATCTGCTGCTGCATCATAGCCTGCTGCTGCTGCATCTGAGCCTGTTGCGCCTGTAGCTGCTGGAACATCATCATGAGCTGACCCATCGTGAGAACCGCAGCTGGGTTGAGTGTGGCGTCAGTCTGCTCGTCGCGGATAACGTCCTTCTCGCCCTCTGGGTCCTCCACGCCGACGCGGTCCATTGCGCGCTCTGCGCTCCAGATTCGACCCTGAACAAGGTTGAGTGCAGTCTGCGCAAGCTCAAGTGTATCTCGTGGTGTAAGCTCTGGAGGTGTAATCTCAAGTCGGTATTCGCCGCCAATGATCTCGCTGATGGCCTTATCCTTGGCTTCCCACATGCGAGCCGACATCTCCCAGACCTTCTTGATCCACGAGTACAGAAGCTTGCGCTTAGGGGCGATGCGCTGCTCGTAGTTTGCTACGAGAGACGCGATTGCTCGGCTAGAGCCAAGAACGCTTGACGGAGCAAGTCCCAGCAGAAGGTCGTTAAGGCCTGTGACCACTGCGATTTCTCGGTCAATGCGCTTGTTGTAATCTTCAACTTGGAACTGAGGAATGAATGGTGTAATAGCTCGCAACTCGTTGCCAGGTCCAGGCGTCGCAACGCGGCCAGGCTTTGGAATTGCATTTGCCGGAACTTCGTCCGGAGCGTCGCCTCCAACGAGCTGCCACATCTGGCCGCCGACAACAGACTGAATCATCTGCGCCTGCGCCGTGATGCGCTCGTCCTTCTCACGGAGAAGCTGCTCAACGTCAAAGAGCTCTGACTTGCCGTATGGGCTGCCTGGGATCATGCTGTTGCGCAGCGTGACATACGGAAGTACACCAGCTAGCTCTGGGTGCTTAGAAACCTTCACAATCGTGTTGCCAACGATAAGAGCGTTGCACACGAGCGGCGGCTTGCCTGGCTTGGTTGGGTGCTTGTACCAGTAGTCAAGCACCGTGATCTTCATGTTGTCATAGGCAGTATTGATCCGGCTTGGGTCGCGGTTGTATTCCTTAGTGTACACGTTAGCAAGCGGATCGTCGTGGCTTGCCTGATACGTGTATGGATGCCACTTGTTGCCGTGCTGAACTGGAACAATCTCAATGCCAAAGTCTTCCATGGCAGCCTGTGGGCTCAGCCCATAGCTGTAGATCGCCCAGTCAATGCGGTTATAGTTTGAGTCTCCGTACCCTAGGTACAGGTTCTCTGGGGTGTCAATGATGGTTACCTTAGGCAGCCCAGCCACTGGGTCCCACGTAACCTTAGCTGCGGTATGTCCGTAGAGGCTCTTGTACAGGCACGCCTCCTCCAAGCGTACGTCAATCTCGTTAGCCTCAGCCCAGGCAAAGTACAGGCGCTCTCGTCGTGCCGCTTGAGCTCGACCATCCTTGTCCATCGTCGTTGGAACGTAGTTGATTACTGGAGGTACTGCCTGCAGCGATGCAGGAATGTTCACATATGCTGGATGTACGTTGACAGAAACGTGAGCACGCCCGGCAGTGCGAGCTGACGGGTCCTCCGCCCAGTGATCGGCACCGCCGAGCGTGAGCGTATTAGGGTAGTAGAAGTGGTCGTATCGTCGGAATGTTGATCGTAGTCGGGCCTGCTCAGGCTCCTGCATCTGCTTCTTTGTGTACGCATCCTTGAGGATGCTATAGTGCTCATCATGCGCAGGATCAACGTCCTTCATCATGAGCGCAGTTGACGCCATGGACAGAGCCTTCTGCTCGGCGTCTGGCAGTTTAAACTGTGGCTTTGCCATTAATCAGAACCTCCAAAATATGTGAACACCGGATTCTCTACATAGCTGTGTTGATTTCTTAGCGCATGTCTTACGGCAACAGCCAGAGCCATAACAGCGTCCTGTTCCAGTTTTTTGTCGTCCAGCTTGTATGCCAGTAGCTGACGTCGAAGCTGCATCCAGATTCCCGTCCTTGGGAACCTAATCATTTTCTTATCCATTGTCGCTTTTAGGTCAGACAAGAGTTCGAGCTTCTTAGCCTTTGTCCCGCCGAAGTCATATCCCCTTAGTGGCTTGATGATGCTAAATTCTTGCTTGAACATCTTACCACCGAAACCTGTTTCATCCAAGATCGTTGTACAGGTTGAATCTTGATTGTAGAGAAGATGTCCTTCACGAACCATATTCACTACTGCTTGTATTGTTTGTTTTCCTGTTCTCGTCCTCGCTCGCACTCCTATTATACCATTTTTCTCGGTGTTGTCAAGTGTGATGGCCCAGGTACTATCACTAAGAAGGCCTGGGTCGCAACCCTGAACGTACTTACGTTTGGCAGCTGGTGGCTGCTCTGCAGGCAATTCGTCTACAAAACAGGAGTCTACAGAGGCAGAACTGAAGTACGCATCGCTCGCCTCAATGAAATACCCATCAATGTTCTGTGGGATGAGGTACTCAGCCTGCTGCCTAAGGATGGCATCAAATGTATCAGGTGCCAATCCAAACCCTACGTTGCCCCTGGTCGATAGTCGGAAGCTAAAGAACTGTGGGTCTCTATCCGGGTTGGCCGCGTTACCCATCTCCCAAAGGTCTGCGTAGTCGTTAATACCCTCAGTTGGTGTCCCGATAAAGTGGAGCTGTCCACCTGTGGATAGACGCCGCAGGTTGAGTACCTCTTGGTAGATCTGCATGAGGTGAGGCTCAAATGCTGCCTCGTCAAATGAGATGCCATTCATGTCTTTACCGAGGAGCGCCTTGGCTTTATCCTGTGTAGTCCGGAAGTGGACGTTAGCCCCGCCTACCAGTGGGTGGAACTGTAGCCACAAGTACTCTCCACGGTACTTCTTGGTGTGCTCTACAACCTTGCCAATCTCTGCAATGAGTGGGCACCCTCGACCTTTCTGCGCTGGGTGTCCTCCTTCAAGGATCATAGACACCTCTCGATGTACCAATTCTGCGGTCTCCTGCTGGATTCCTACGTGGTACCACTCGTATGGAGCCGACTGCCACCGCATTGCGTCCTTCTGTGTCCCATCAGGTGGCTGGACTCCTAGCTTGTAGAATGCGCTATGGAACACTGCCACAGCCATGCCAAGCGTCTTGCCAGCTCGGTTGCCGGCAGAGCAGACAGTGGTCAGGTACTTTGGTCGCCAACCAGACTCATCCCTGGCAGCGATACCTTCTACCCATGCCTTCTGCCCTTCGTGGAGTTCAATCCCCAGCCAACGCTTGGCAAAGAAGACAGGGTTGTTCCGACCCGCAGCCAGATCTCTGGCGGCATCGCTAGTTACATTCACGCGCTCTTGCCCTTATTCCGGGCGCTGATAGCCTTGGCCTTAGCCCTGGCGTCTGCCTTGCTGCTGGCGCCCCAGGCTCGCAGGCTGAGAAGTAGTCGCGTGGGTCGCCCCTTTGAGTCCCGCTCCGGCCCTGGCATGTTACCCATGCGAGCCAGGAACGACGCACGACGCGGATTGTCTCCTGCCTTCACTGGCGGTTTAAGAGTTCCGCCTTTGTATGATGCGCGACCCTTTGCATTCAAGCCGCCCTTGGGGTTCTTCCCCTCTTTACGCGTCCAAGCTGGCGTCTTTGCCATCTGTAATCTCCTCCGCTTCCATCTCAATCATGTTGATTACTGGGCCGCCACCGAGAATTCCTGCCAACGTAACCGAAAGCTCTCGGTCTGCAGACTTCTCTACTCGACGGTCAATCATTTCCTGGGCTCGCAGACCTTCTGCAAGAGTTGGCATTAAGAATCCGTCGTCAACCATTCGGATGACTTGATCCCGCACTAGCTGCGCAAGGTCTCCCTTTGCCTTAATTGTTCCCTGCTGCTTCTTAAATGCTGCGACTGCTTTCTTCTTTGCAGTCTGAAACTCGTCCGTAAGATGCTCTCGCTTGTGCAAACCTAGCGTAATACGAGAGATATAGGCATCGTTATCCTTGAGCCACTGCGAGATCTGCGTATCCGGAGCGCCACGGCGCATCCGTTCGTTGATCTGCTCAGCAAATGGGCTTCTGCACGCGGCGCACTGCACCAGTACAGGAGCCTTAGCGAGTTCGTCCATAGCGAGTATTGTCCTCATCTAGCCATCGCTGCAGCACAAGCAGGCCGGCGCTGATTGCCGAAGCTGCTACTGCCTTGACGCCCTCACCGTTGAGGTCAAAGATGCTCACACCAAGCCCAAGGAAGACGGCGATAGCCGTCGACAGGGCCGCCTGAAGCGCGTCCAGGCTAGCTGCGATGATCTGATCTTTCATCGTCTTGTCTCCTTTAGCCACCTCAATCTTACCGACAATGGCCTGGGCGACTTTAAGGGCCAATGCGGGGTCTATCTGCCGGGGTGCTGTCTTTACCTTAGGAGCCGCTTCAGAGGCCTCAGCGTGGCGCAAATCGGCCTCTACGGGCGCTTTAGAGGTAGTCTGAGCAGCTAGCGTAGTAGCCACAAGCGCAGATGAGCTTACAGGCACGATCTGTGAGCTGAGCACCGCAGTTGGGGCAGGTGCGGATGACTTCTTCGGCACTGCTGTAAAGATCAGGCAGCGCTTGTGTGGTGCGTCCCCCTTCGAGGATGCAATCACCTTGAGGTCCGCAAGAGACACCTCCACAGCATACGTCTCTTTCCCCTTGCCGCTCATCGTTGGGTCCGCCCATTGTACCTTCCCTTCAACCATCGCGGCACAGGTCATGTGCCCGTATGTTTTCCCTGGGTTGCGCTTCTGGTGCGCCTTATGCCAGGCGCTCATCTGAACGGTTGCAGGGTAGCCCTTTGCCTGCTGCACGTTGATGCCGACGACTGCGCCAGCCTTCAGTGCGGCAACCACTTCATCCCATGACTTAGCGTACTTAGGCTTTAAGCCAACAAGTGGCGCTGCCTTCACTAGCTGTGGGAATGTCGTGGGCGTACCCTGCCCCTCTACATCTTTTCGTCCGACTTTCTCTAGGAACTTAACCCCATCCTTGGAGGTAAATGACGATCCGGTAAGGAAGTTAGCAGCAGCCATCAGCGTAGATGGTGCGCAATCGTCCATCCATCCGCCCTTCTCGATGCTGTCTGTCTGTGTTACAATCTTTAGACTCATGGTTTGTTCCCATTAATCCAGGCGAGTAGTCCGCCTAGTCCGCTCACTCCAAGCAGGGCAATGACAAACTTAGCAAGTCTGTACGCTCCGCGAGTTTCTGCTAGCTCAACCTTGATCTCAGCCAAGTCGCGCTCAATGCGCTCAAGGCGTTCAAGGACCTGGCTAACATCAGTTCTAGTCATTCGTATATACGGTGTTGCATTTACTCAGCAGCTTCATTGCTCGCATCCGGATTTGGGATCATGTCAACCCCGCACACTCCACATACAAGTTGTGGCAGTTGACCGTTTTCGGTTAGCTTAAGCATTGTGTTTGCAGGTACTCCGTTGTTTGGACATCCTTCTGTTTCGCAACTAACCTCAACACTTGCAAATTCCATAATTCACCTCATGTCTTAATAATAAACGACGTTAGGAAAGATTTTGGAGAGATTACTGATCCAACACTTGATGATGTTACGTTTGTTGTAGCCAGAGCAGTGACAGATCCAGTCATAGTATGCGATAGTGTTGCACTTGGACCACTAGACGTTGTTGCTGGAACGTCAATAGAATGAGTGTGACCACCAGTTGCATAGGAGTTTACTGCTCCAGAAGCAGTAAATGATCCTGCGTTGCTTGCTGCGCCGCTTGTAAACGCGACAGGATCAACGCTGTGCGTGTGAGATGCATGGTTAGATACGGAAAAAGTGTCCGCGTGGCTGTGACCGATATTTGTTGTGTGGGTGTGTGCCCCAACTGCAACTGAGTTATTTGGTCCAAATGACCCACCAGTATTTGTATACCCAGATGCAACAGACGAAGATCCACCAAGGAATTTATCTCGCAAATCTGGAACAGTAAACGTTGCGCCAGGTGTCTCTCCACCAGTTGCAATAGTAATTGCAAGTGCTAGATCTGGATATGAAGATGTATTATATGTTGCGCCATCACAAAATAGCCAACCTGTTGGGGCTGCATATCCAATGTATGGCAAAATTAAACCAGTTGGGAATGATGCATCCAAGTGCGTATGGTTTCCTGCAGCTGCCTGATTTGCTCCAGTTCCAATCGTATGGTGGATTGCGCTTGTACCAGAATCAGTATCTGCGCTATTGTGGCTTTCTGATTGAGTGTGCGTATGAGCAGTAGGTGTTCTGGCATCGCTAAGTCGTGAATCTGAGGTGATTACTGCTGTGCCTGTGATCTGTGATGGTGCCAGTGTTACTGCGTCTAATCCGCCAGATGCGTGGGTAGAAGCGTGTGCTGTTGGGGTGTATGGTCCTGAGTGCGTGTGCCCTGAGGTGGCAATCCCGGCACCAGAGATGCTCTTCTTGGTCCATAGGCCGGTGGATGATACGTACTGGATCAGGTCTCCGTCGGATGGGCTAGCTGCAGATACGTTGTGAAGCTCGTCAATCTCGTAGCCATTCTGGACCTTTACGAAGATCTCGCCGGTGCTAGCGTTTGCTTTTGTCACCACGCCAAGGAACACGCCATGAGCTGGTTCTGCGGGTGGAGCACCATACACTCGCCCCCCATTTGTCGTGTCAAGCCATACAGATTGCCCTGCCGTAGCAAGAGACGTATCAATCCCAGAAATAATACCTTCTGTGATTACATAGCCGAATCCATTGGTAGCCATTGCAGTTTCTGCAAGACCAAGTGTCTTACTAGACGTTGACTCTGCGTTAGAGTTAGCGAGGCTAATGATTGGATTAGTTCCGTTAGCGCTAGAAATATATACCGCATCACCCTTGGCGACGGTCTGTGTGCCGTTGTTTTTAACGTATTGCTTTACTACAGTAGTATATGCAGCTGCCCCTGTGTCTGCCCAAATTGTGTCATAGTTAGTTCCGCTATTCTTGGTCAGCCCCTGCCCAGCCGTACCGCCAGCGGCTACTCCAGGCCCAGTAGCTCCAGTAGCGCCCGTCGGGCCAGTCGGCCCCGTAGCACCAGTGGCTCCAGTAGCGCCAGTCGGACCAGTCGGACCCGCAGGGCCAGTGTCGCCTGTATCACCTTTCGGACCCTGAGGGCCAGTAGCGCCAGTAGGTCCCGTAGCGCCAGTGGCGCCCGTGTCGCCTTTAAGACCTTGTGGACCCGTAGGGCCAGTCGCTCCAGTCGCTCCAGTAGCGCCAGTAGGGCCCGCAGGCCCAGTATCGCCAGTATCACCCTTAAGGCCTTGAGGCCCCGTAGCGCCCGTTGCGCCAGTATCACCTTTCGGTCCCTGAGGTCCCGTAGCACCCGTAGCACCTGTATCTCCCTTCGGGCCGGTAGGCCCAGTAGCTCCAGTGGCCCCAGTTGCCCCTGTGGCACCAGTCAGGCCGATAGGGCCCTGCGGCCCAGTTGCGCCAGTAGCGCCAGTTGCACCAGTAGGCCCTTGCGGACCGGTTGCACCAGTGGCGCCAGTGGCACCTTGCGGACCAACTGGTCCAACAATGGTGGTAGCGTCCAGCACCTCAACGGTATGGACAATCTCCGAGGTCGTAACCTCGTTAAGCGTCTGCTGGACTTCTACCTGATCGCTCACGCGTGGGTGATCTCCGGGCTAATGTTGAGCTTCCCCTGGAGGATGCGGCGCACCTCTCCGGTGGAAGTCTTCTGAATTTCAATGTCGTAGTATGCCGTAGTCAAAGTTGAAGGAGAGATGGCGGTGGTGTTGGCAGGCGTAACGCTGAATACCAACACCCCTGTCGACTTGTTCGTCTCGTCAATGGCAATCGTAGGGCTCCCGCCTTCCGACGTCAGGATCAATGATCCTGCCGACGACTCGCGGACTTGCATACGATATGTCCAGCCAGTCAAGTTCACCACGCTTCCGGAGGCGTCCTTGTACGTCACAGTAAGCTGGAATGTACTGCCCCTTTCAATCGTTGTGTTATAGACTGGTGCTGCCATTTACTTCTTCTTTCCCTTCTTTAGCAAGGCCTTCTCGCCCATTTCGCCCTTGCGGCCTTCAGCCTTCTCGTGCTTCTTCTTTGATCCAAGGGACTTATACCGCTCAACCTTTGAGCCGTACTTCTCAACCAACTTGCCTGCCATGTCTACTTCCCTTTCGGCTTGGCGCCCCGGAGGGACTTGCCAGCTGCGGCAGCCTTCTGAAACTTCGCCTTACCATACTTCTTGCGGCCAATCGCTGCCGCCAGCGCTCGAGGGTCTTTGATCCCCTTCTTCGTCAATTCTTTGGTAAGTTTCTCAAAACCTACGTATGCCATACTTCCTCCTTATGGTCCAATGTGTGGTGAAATCTTAATTGTGCTCTTAGGCGTCTTGTTTAGACCTGGCAAAATCTGATCATGCATCTTGTTCTTGTTGCCAAACACATCAGACCAAATGTAGTCTGCAATCTCAGATCCAGCAAACGACCCACCAATTGCACCGAAGCCACCGCCGAATGCCCCTACTGCACCGCCAAGAAGGCCACCAATGGTCATCATTGCAGCCCGTCCCATGTCTCCGCCAGTGACGGCAGTGAGTCCAAGGTTTGCAGCTGCACCAATGAGCCCGACCTTCGGTGCATACTTTGCTGGCAAGAAGTTAATGGAGTTGAACCCAGCAGATACTGCCAGTGACGTTGGGTCAAGGTATCCCTTCCACGCCATGTACGCTGCGTCTGCAGCGAACCCAGCTCCGAATCCTCCACGTCCATGGAATGCCTTCATTGATCCAGGGGCTTCTCGTAGTGGCCGCCCAATATCGCTCAGCGCCTTTGTCCAAGGTAGCCCAAGACCACCAAACATCTTCCCCTGTTCATATGCCATCATTGCGTTGTGATCAGGAGACCCAACCTCAGGGTGGAACCCACCCTCTTCTGGAAGTGGGCCAGTGCGTAGTTCTGCGCCAAGAGTTGAGCGCTCAGTATTTAGTTCGCTCTGCGTTCGCGCATCAATCTCGCCTTCTGGGATATCTGCGCCGCCAACGATAACTCGGCCTGTCTCTGGGTCAATGCCAAGGTCTCTAGCATAGCGGCCACCTAGAGCAACAGTATCACCGCGCTCTCTGGTGTCTTGTGTATATCGAACAAACTTTTCAATGTCCTTGAAGTTCCCGTTAATTCCGTGGTCAAACAAACGGTGAGCAGTGTTATATGGTCCGGACTTAACCAATTCTGCGTAATCTAGCCTTGAAACTACATCTTCGTATGTTACTGGTGTTCCATCCGGCTTAACGTATCCAGAAAGCAGGTCGTTAACAAATACTTTTACAGTAGCGTCTAGCTTGCCTTTATCTATCTCAGAGAACAACTGCAAAACAGTATCAGAAATTGCGTTCCATTGTTGTTTCCTGCGGATAACAACCATTCTCTTGTTATCTTCAACTCGAAGCGCACGAACTCCTTCGTCCATAACTCCAGCCCCTGGGATAACGTTGCTCTTTCCCATGTTAGCAGTCTCTGCTTGCGCAATAAGCGCTTTGCGCGCAGCAGTATCGCTAGCCACTGTAGGCTCTGACGACTTCACTGGCTGAACGGCCATGATTGGCCTTCCGTCAGGGCCAACGCCCATTGTGCCGTAATACTCTCGCCCGTCGTAGTTGAATGAAAGATGCTGCATCATGTCCGGCGTAGCATTTTCTCCATAAAGAGCCCATGCCCTCTTAATGATCGCCGCTGCAGCTGCTTCAGGACCTTCGTTAAACAAGTCAAGAAGCTTGCTCTGGCCAAGAACATTCCTAAGCACAGCAGGATCTTCATCGCCAATCATTGTAGCAGCAAGCCTGCTGGCAATTTCTTCAACTGGGTCGCCCTTAATTCCCATCCCGAGTTTTGCAGTAACATCCGGCGTGCTATCGGCCTTGACGGTTACCGTTGATACATCTCGCAAGATGTTCTCGTAATCTGGAACTCTCTCCCCTCGAGACAGCGCTTCATACTGGCGCTTAAGAATAGCAAGTTCTCTTGCATCCTTTACTCCGCCAGCTGTTTGCTCAATCTGTGCAATTCTTGTTTCTAGTTGCTTCTTTTGGAATGACTTAACTTCCAGTGGATTTGGTACATTTACTGGCTTCTCTTGGAGCACCAATCCAGTCTCTGGATCAACAACTTCTTTAAGACTTAGTTGCTTCTGGAGTGTCTCCAGCACCCGAAGGTGGGTTTCGGCCTGCCTACGGAAATCAGGGATAATTGGCTTATCGTAGTTTGTTTGCGAAAGAGATGTCGGAGCCTTAAATGTTTCAGCAAACCTATAATGCTCTTCGTCAATCAGCGAAGATACAGTAGACGCAATAGCCTGCATAGTTCTAACATCTACGCCTTCCGTTCCAAGAGGCTTTAGATCAGTCCCATACCCAAGAGCGTACGCGAAACGGTATGCCAAACGAGAAATTTCATCTGTGGCCACCAGTAGATCATCAATAGCCTGCGATCGATCTCCAGCAAAAATTGTTGGATACTTTGCTGTAACATCTGTGGCCTTGGATACAAGTGTGTCCTTGCTATACAGTTCAGGATTTCGCCCGGTAGCCAATACTTCCCCGTTCTCAAGGTAGTACTTGCGCGCTTCCTCTGAGGCGGCAGAAACAAGTTTAGTCTTACCGTTCTCATCCTTGATCTTTACCAAATCAACTGGAATATACTTTGCTGGCTTCTTTGCCGTCTTAACCTCAGGCTGTCCGAAGTCGGTCCCGGCCATCTTCTCTGCTTCTGTAGTTGTTGTCTCTACTGGGTATGCCCCGCCAGATCCTTCAGCAAAGTTCGTGTATTGCTGCTTCCCAGAAATTGCGGTCCATCGTCTACTCGCGTCAGCGAACATGATGTCTCGCTCTGGTGAGTCCCACATTGCAATAAGTCGATTGAACCTCTTTGAAAGGTTCCACCGTGAAGACGGAGACGCAGAGATGATGTCGCCTGCTCCTCCGGCAATTGACGACCCGATCATGTTTTTGAAGTCTGTTTCTGTCATGTTCTCGCGGAGAGCGTTCATTGACTGATCAAAGATCTCCTTTGACGTCCATGAACTTGGTGTCTCAGCAAGAATGTCAATCTGGCTAATAATGAAGTCAAGTTTAGCCAGGCGATCAGTTTCAAAGGTGACCTCACGTCCTTTTGGCAACCCGCCAGAAAGCTCTTCAGCCTTGAACGAAATGTCTTCAAATGACTTGTTGCCACGTGCCTCGCGCAAAAGTTGCTCTCGGCGGTAGTCAATGTTCTTGGCGTTCTTTCCGCCGGCCTTAGTGGGGACGATATTGCTTGTTGGTGTCTCAACGCCACGTTCCGGAACTTCAATTGACTTAAGTCGGAATGGATTCTTTGCATCGCCAGTCGGCTCAACCATATATGGGAGCACCTTGGGGAATCCATACGCCTCAATGAAGGC